TAGAGGATGACTTGAAATATAGACGAAAGAATGATATGGTACTTATGAGGGACAAGATTGCTGAATTTACTGAACCTAATTGATGGCGGAGATATAGAATGGAGTACGCACTACTACGAACTTTAACGGTTCGAGAGTTTTACAAAGCAAATAAGAGCCTCGTAAGAGAAAAGATATTCCGCAGTAAAGAAACCCGGTCTGTTAAGGCTACCATCGACAAGGCTATGGTAGATTATGAAACAGATATTAGCCTCTCTGATGTAGAGGCTTTGTTCTGGGCGGCAAATCCAACCCTTACAACAGCACAACGAGAAGTGTATCGGAGTATCTTTAGTAAACTAGCAAACTGTACTCCACTGAATGAGGAAGTTGCACAAGATGTACTGAGAGAACTCAATCGAGAAGATGCTGCCAATGAGCTAATGGACATTGCATTTAAGATGTCTAATGGCGAGATCACTTCTTTGCATAAAGTTTTAGAATTTATAAATCGTAGAGAAGAAGATTTTATGCCAGCTTTGAAAGTCTATTTTGAGAAGATGGATATTGATTCGTTACTCGAACAAAATAAGATGGACTTCAAATGGAAGTTTAACATTCCTTCTGTAGCGCAGCTTGTTCCGGGCGTAAATGCAGGCCAGATCATTATCGGTGCAGCAAGACCCAACACGGGTAAGACTTCTAGCCATGCCTATCTATGTGCAGGTGAGAATGGGTTTGCCCATCAAGGCGCAAAGATTATGGTCTTGGTAAATGAGGAGATGCCAAATCGAGTATCGGCACGGTACCTCACGGCTGCCTGTAACATGAAGATCGGAGAGATTGTTAAGAACCGGCAGAAAGCGGAAGCTCTTTTCAATCCGATTAAAGAACGGTTGAACATTACTGATGCTACGGGTTGGGACTTGGACCGAGTTGAGCGAGCAATCAAGGCATACGAGCCTGACATTGTGATTGCAGACATGGCCGATAAGTTTCTACCCGAAGGAAAGTACACTGCCCAGCATGAGCAATTGAAGGCAACCTATATTCGATTTAGAATACTAGCGAAGCAATACCAGTGTGCGATCTTCGCCATGAGCCAACTCTCAGCAGAAGCAGAGGGTAAAGTATTTGTGGACATGAGTATGCTTGAAGGTAGTCGCACAGGTAAGGCTAGTGAAGCTGACGTTCTATTCTGCCTGACCAAGACGCCTATGGTTGAGGGTCAACAAGAGGAGGAAAGTCCTGAGAGACACTGGCTTGTGATTAAGAATAAATTGACAGGCAAGCATGGTAGAGTAGTAACGATGTTCGATCCCCTTACAGCCACATTTAAGGCATAGAAAAATGATTACTACACTGGATTTAGAAAACACTACAGCCAGAACAGAGACAGGAAAACTGTTACTTGATCCATTTACCGCTGGCAATAAGTTAGTATTGGCTTGCACAAAGCAGGATGATGGTACGGAATCTTCGTTTTGGTTTCATCATGCAGACATGGAAATCAATGACACCTCAGAAGCCAAGCGACTATTGCAGGAGCAATTGGATCAAACTACCGTTCTCGTTTGTCACAATGCCCAACATGAGTTGATCTGGCTCTGGGACACAGGGTTTACCTACAATGGTCCTGTATTCGATACCATGCTGGTTGAGTATCTGTTTCAGCGAGGATTGAAGTCGCCGCTATCACTTGATGCTGTAGCGGAACGCTGGCAATTAGACAACCAAAAAATGGGAACATTAAAGGAACATCTAGGTAAGGGTGTTCCGGTAGATCAAATCGATAAGGATGAATTAGAAAAGTATTGTCTAGCAGACGTTAGGGCAACGCAAGAGTTGGCAAAAGCACTGCGTAAGAAAATGTATTCCAGTGACTTTGCTAGTTTGCAACAGATCATAGACCATACCAACACCCTATGTGTTTTACTTGCCACTATCTACTACCGAGGTTTCTCTGTTGACAAGGATGCATTACGCCAGGTTAAGGAAGAGTTTGAAAAGGAAAGACAGGATTTGGTCAAGTCATTAGAGCATCAGGCCCATGATTTAATGGGCGATACTCCGATCAACTTGTCCTCACCAGAGCAGTTAAGTGCACTGATCTATAGTCGAAGCCCAAATGATAAAGCAACATGGGCAGGCAACTTTACTAAGTACATGAAAAAGGCTGCCTTTGATGTGGCGGTCAATGATCATTCCTCCGTGATATATAAAACTACCGCCATATCTTGTGCGGACTGCCAGGGAAAGGGCTACAATCTATATGTAAAAAAGGATGGAACAGTTGGAAAAGCGAAACGCATCTGTAGAACGTGTAATCACAAAGGTATTGTGTATCTTCCACAGAAACGTATTGCAGGCTTAAAGTTTTCTGCTCCCTCTGCAAGCTGGATTGCAAACCACGGATTCAGTACAAACAAGGTGAACTTGGAGTTGCTAGAGTCTGTGGCTCGCAGACGAGAGATGGAAGAAGCCAGACAATTCTTGCACAACATTCGGCGTTTGTCTGCGTTGGATACCTATCTATCCTCCTTTGTCGAGGGCATTGAGACTTACACAAAGCCTGACCACAGACTACATGTTCGTCTAGCACAGCATCGTACTACTACAGGTAGACTTGCTTCTGACTCTCCTAATTTACAGAACATGCCAAGGGGCAACACATTCCCCATCAAGAAGGTATTTAAGTCCCGTTGGACGAATGGAACAATCGTTGAGGCAGACTTTGCCCAGCTTGAGTTTCGTGCAGCAGCATTTCTAGGCAACGATATTCTTGCCAAGACTGAAATAGAAACAGGGTTTGACGTGCATAGTTATACTGCCGAGGTTATTACCAAGGCAGGCCAAAAGACTACACGGCAAGAAGCAAAAGCCCATACCTTTGCTCCACTGTTTTGTGCCACCGGCTATGGTAGAACACAGGCAGGTGCTTCTTACTACCAGCAATGCACCAGCAAGTACGAAGGAATTGCAGCCTGGCATATGGAGTTAGCGGATGAAGTAATGGCAACTGGAAAAGTTACTACACCAACTGGTCGTCAATTTGCTTTTCCTGATGCCAAGCGTAGACCACAGGGAGGAATAACACATTTTACCGCTGTGAAAAACTATCCTGTGCAATCTCTGTCCACGGACATTGTGCAGCTTACTCTACTCTTGGTTGAGCAAAATATGCGAAGGAATAATTTACAAAGTGTGATTGTGAACAGTGTTCACGATAGCATTGTCATTGACACATATCCAGACGAGGAGGAACGAGTGAAAGATACAATTACCAATGCAGAACAGCAACTTAGGGAAGTTTTCTTACAGAAATTTGAGGTTGACTTTGATGTGCCACTAGTCTTAGATTGCAAGTCAGGAACTAATTGGATGAATGTCACATAATACCCTTGACTTAAAATGTGAATCAGATATAATGGGATGGTTTTATGAAAGGAGCCAATATGGACAATCAAATCGCTACAATTGACACAAAAAACTACAATCTCATGGCCGAAGTCATGGGCATTCAGGGTGCCGCTCCTAAGTCGGTTGACACTCTCTGCCGCATGAAAATTTGGAACCAAGCGATCATGGGTACAGTAGATCAAGACGGTAAGAAACGAAACATGGAAGTTGTTCCAGGTGGAACTTACCGATTTGATGATGGGAATAAGTTTGCCTACGCAGAGACAGTAACTCTTCGTCCGTACATGCAACGCTTTCGCTTTAATCGGTGGCTTCCATATTCTCAAGCAGAGTCTCGTGCAAATGGCAAAAAGGGTCGGTATCTAAAGTCAGTCTTTACAGGTGACTACAAGGCATTTACCTCTTCTGATTTAATGGACGAAGATGGTGGCTTTAATTGTGGTCGGCCCTCTGGCTACATCAAGGATTGGCAAGCTCTACCAGAGGAAACACGAAAGCTCATTACCTCTGTAAAGAGAGTGCGAGCAATTTTTGGTACGGTCACTCTAAATGATCCTGTAGATGAAAACGGTAAATCTATTGACACTGGAGGTGATCCTATTCCGGTGGTGTGGGAAATCGAAAACAACAGTGCGTTTAAGATTATGGGAGAAATCTTGCAGAAGTACAGCACAGCAGGGCGACTGTTTCCACAACACAACATCACATTGTCAACGGCAGGTTCTCCTATGGCAAACGGCAATATGCTGTATATGCCAGTCCCAGCCGTAGATTTCACTACTGAACTGGACATTACACAGCCTCAAGACAGTGAGACACTAGCTAATTTTCAGACATGGATTGCGAACTACAACAACTTCATTATGAAAGCCTACAACAAAAAGTCTCCAGGCGAAGAACTTGATCCGTTTACTGCCGAAGTCGTTGACTCTTTTATTACGGTAGACGAGTAACTTAGCATGGAGCATCGTGCAGAACTCCTCGTTCATGCCTACCTTTCAGACGTGCGAAAGGGCAAAGCAGGCATGTCAGACGATACGATCAAAGGTATTGTCAAACATGTAGAGGCGGCAGTACGACGACAGTTCCAGACCAAGAACACGAGAAACTTTAAATTACGAGCAAGCAATATTGGCCGATCCCTCTGTCAACTGTGGTTTCAGAAGAACAAGCCTGAAGCTGCGACTCCTCCAGCATCGCATTTTCTATTGCGAATGATGATTGGGGATATTACAGAGGCCGTCTTTAAGGGTTTATTGAAAGAGGCAGGAGCCAAATTTGAAGAGCCTGAGAAAGTCGAGACAGAGATCGGTGGTGAAGTTATTTCAGGGGAGTATGATTTAATACTCGACAATAAAGTTGATGATATTAAATCTGCTTCTCCCTGGAGTTACCGAAACAAATGGCTTGATGGAAAGCACATTGAAAAGCATGATAGTTTTGGTTATGTTGGACAATTGCAAACCTACGCTCAGGCAAAGGGTGTCGAGCCCGGAGGCTGGTGGGTAATCAACCATTCCAGTGGCGAGTTTAAGTATATCGCATACGCAAGTGACCCAAAGGAGGTAACGACTAAACTAGCGAATACTGTAACCAAACTAAAAGACAACGCCTTTGCTCGATGCTTTAAGCCTATCAAAGAAATGTTTCGTGGCGTACACACAGGCAACTACATACTGGATACAGAATGTAAATTCTGTGATTTTAAGAAAGCCTGCTGGGGTGAGAGTTTGAGTGAAGAGCCTTCACGGGTAAGTCGGGCTAAGGATAAGCCTGTTGTATTTTACATCGACAAGTAGCACATAGTTCACTGAGACAGGGGGTGGTTATTCGCCCCCTATCTTTTTAGGAGGGTGGGTAAGTACATGGTAAAGAAAAGATTTGACCAGACGTTATACGATCTATCAGATACCAAGGCGAAGGAAGTTATTAGTGCTTTGTTAATTGAAGACGGTCACACAATCACTTCCACACAAGAAAAGTACAGATGTGATATTATCACGGAAAAAGATGGTGAAATACACAACGCTGAAGTGGAAATAAAATTCTCCTGGAAGTACGATTGGCCTCGTGACTGGCTGGAAATTAGAATACCGTATCGAAAGAAGAAGTTATTGGGCAATAGCAACCTTACCTTCTATGTTCTAAGGGCAGATTGTAAACAAGTATGGAAAATTCCAGCGACAACTTTATCTACCATTGCCACGGTCAAGGAAGTATCCAACCGCTATGTACCGAAAGGTGAGGAGTTTTTTCACATTCCTGTTGAACATGCTACCTTACTCGATATTTAAATATGCGATATGACTCAAAAGCATATCGTAGGGCTAGAAAAAAGGGGTATCGCTCAAACCTGGAAACTGTTATAGCTAAACAAATTACAAAAGCTAAACACGCCCTACGGTACGAGACGATCAAGATTAAGTGGATTGATTTTGCCATTCGCTCTTACACACCAGACTTTGTACTAGACAATGGTTTAATCATAGAGGTTAAGGGTTTCTTTTCTACAGCAGACCGGCGTAAACATTTAGAGATTAAGCACCAACATCCTGACTTGGATATTAGATTGGTCTTTGAAAATAGCAGTAGAAAACTGAGAAAGGGGTCGGCCACTTCGTATGCGACATGGTGTAAGAAACACGGTATAGTATATTGTGATAGAGTTATTCCACAAATATGGCTTAGTGAAACATTAATTTATACGCCGCCTACATTGATCGAAGCAAACTTAGAAAGTGAGGACCGAGTATGAGCATTCAAAAGCATTTAAAAGCAAATGATTTTCTTCTGATTATAAGA